GTGGCATTCGTCAAGGTAGAGAAAGGAAAACCCGGCAAAGCTCCCAGGTGTATACAACCACGAGACCCAAGATATAATCTTGTAGTTGGTAAATACATTAAGGCACTGGAACACAGAGCGTACGGTGCCATTGCAAAGGTTTTCGGAGATGGACCCACAGTAATGAAGGGATATAACGTGGAACAGATTGGTAACATAATAGCTGCCAAATGGAATTCATTTGATGACCCTGTCGGTGTACCGATAGATGCTGTCAAAATGGATATGCACTGTTCCAAGCAAGCATTAACGTGGGAACATTCTACATACAACATCATATTTAAAACCATGGAATTGAAGCGATTGCTCATGTGGCAAATCGAAAACAAGGGACGAGGTTACTGTTCCGATGGTAAACTAAAATATGAAGTGGAAGGTAGACGCTTTTCAGGTGATATGAACACAGCACTAGGCAACATACTAATCATGTGTGGACTGGTGTGCACATACGCCCAAGAACGGAAAGTGAACATCAAGATTGTGAACAATGGTGACGATTGTGTAATGTTTTGTGAGAAACGCGATTTGAAGAAACTAATGGCAGGATTCGATGCTTGGTTTCTAGAATTCGGGTTCCGCATGACTGTGGAGAAAGTGGTAACGGAGCTGGAGCAAATTGAGTTTTGCCAGATGCATCCAGTTGCCACCGACACAGGCTACACGATGGTCAGAAATATCCGAACAGCACTGGCAAAAGATACCATGACAGTATTACCGGTAACCAACGAGGCGTCAGCCCGGGTGTGGTTTAAGGCAATCGGTCAATGTGGACTGAGCTTGGCAAGTGGAATACCTATGGTCCAATCTTTCTATCGTATGTACGATCGACAGTCAAACAAAGAATCCAAGGTGGCGGAGCACGGAGCAATGCAAACAGGAATGGCTATGCTGGCTAGGAACATGAAACATAGGTATCATGAACCATCGGCAAACACCAGGTATTCCTTTTGGTTAGCATTCGGGTTCACCCCTGACGAGCAACGGGCTTACGAAAACAAGTTTGACAACTACCTAATTGATTACAGTAAAATTGTGCCGGCTGATTATAATACAGTCACACATTTCGAATTATAATCAACAGTTTACAGGATACCCAAATCCAATAATATTAAATGTCAATTAGATATCACGGTAAATATTGTGGACCAGGATGGTCAGCTGGTAAATATCAGCAAAGCGTTAAGAGCAGAGTACCACCAGATGATGATTTCGATGCAACATGCAAGGAACATGATGGTGCTTACGCACACCCTACAAACAGCAAAGCAAGAAATGCGGCTGATGACAAGTTCTATAGGCAGAACATTGGTGGCGGTCCGAAGAGGGCTATCGCGGCGTTGGCGGTCAAGGCAACGTCGAAGATAATGCGGGCACAAGAAAACAATCCGCAGGGATTGAAACTACGTGGCAGCCATAAACCACCAAAGAAGAGATCAGCAGTAAGTAGAGCACGGGCGCGTCTTGACCAGCGCACACGTCTAACGCAAAATGGCCAGATGATTAATTCAATCACTACTAAATTAATCGAAGTCAAAGAGACCCCAAGTCCAACAATGAAAAGAAACAACAACAAGTATAAAGCAAACAACAAGATAACGAAAGCACCAGTTGCATCAAGTAAAACAGTGCGCGTAGGCGCACCCAAATTTGCTTCAAACCGCAACGGCACTACTATCACGCATCGTGAGTATGTGGGTAGTGTGACAAGTAGCACAACAACCGTATTCGACACTCGGCAGATAAACCCAGGAATGTCACAAACATTCCCATGGTTGTCCGGTATCGCAATGAGTTACGAACGCTACAGATTCACCAAGTTAAATTTTGAGTATGTTAGTGCATCTGCCACAAGTGAGCGTGGTAGAGTGGCGTTAGCGTACCAGTACGATCCGACCAATGATAGCCCTTCATCGCGGGCAGATATTTTCTCAATTGTACCAAACGTTGAGGAGGCACCATGGGAAGACATGGTATTACGAGTGAAACCAATCCAGGAGCTACGATACTGTAGAAACGGAGCGATATCATCTGGAACCTTTAACACGTACGATTGTGGCAAATTACACGCCATGTCAGCAATGAATGCAGACAGCACCACCCAACTCGGTGAATTATTCGTGGACTACACAATCCACTTAGAAAATCCCCAATTCATGCAACAAACAGCAGGAGAGTTGGTTACGAGCGGAGCTACGGCTGCAGTGCCTCTTGGTACTGTTCTGTTAGTTCAAGCGGGTGCTCCACCATTCGAATGGGTATCGGGAACCACACTGCGTATATTAACAAGCAACCCATTATTGTTTGCCGTTAAATACACAGGCACTGGTTTGAACCAAGCCATTCCAACAATGACACTAGTTGCTGGTTCCAATGGAATCATCAGCAGTAAAG